ACATCGCCGGGCGTGCGCCAGAATCGCTGATTCAGTTTCTGTCATGGATTTACTGCGAAAGTTTGTTAATGGAAAGGTAACCGCCAAAGTTGCCGAGGTTATTGCGAAACTTACAACCGCTCAGGCATTTGCTGCACTTATCCTTCGTGATATCGGACGTCGGCTGATCATATTCATCCGCGACCGCCGGACCGTGATAACCGCACTCATCGCCGCGATAGGTCCAGGTGCAGGTATTAGCCAGCATGATGCGCCCCGGAAAAACGGCACCATCCGTTTCCGTCGGTGTGGACAACACAAAGGAGGCACTGACCGCGCTCAGTTCGCTGCACTGCTCGATGCGCCAGCGGCTGAGCACCTCCTGCTCCGGATCGGCGTCACTGTTTCCGTTGACGAAGTTCACCGCATCCAGAAAACGGGCGTAAACCTTACGCCTGACCACCGTTCCGCCGACCAGACTCTGCAGATCTTCCGCCATACCGGTGACCATACCGTGCAGGTTAGAAACCGTCAGTGTCGGACGGGCAGCACTGCCCTTGCCGTTCAGTTCAAATCCTGTCCCCTGAATGGGGTATGCCTGATACTGCCGCCCCTGCCAGGTGACCGGCTCACCTTTTTCGTTCTGCTCATTACAGAAAAAATAACGTTCTCCACCGACCTCTGTCAGGTCGATTTCCCAGAGCACCACGCTGGCCGACTGCTCCGCACGGGTGCATTCATTCAGTGTTTCCTGCCGGATATCCTGCATCAGTTCACCACCTGTTCAAACTCTGCGCTGAACTCAACACGCAACATACTGACCCGCGACGACCATTTTGCGCAGGTCACCTTTATCTGCCGGTAGCCATAAGGCGGCGTCCACAGAAAGGCCTTCCAGCCCCCGTGCTCTGCCAGAAACGATTCCAGTGCCGTGGCCTCCTCGCGGGGAACAGAAAGCGTCACGCTGTACGTTTTCAGGTCGGCGTTCAGCCCGGCAGGCGCACGCTGAGAATAGCCATCACCAAAGCGCACCTTTCTTACAGAAGGGGCCGAAGCCACATCCATACCGGGTTTCACTTTCCAGCGGAAGGTTTTCATCGTCCACCTCCGGAGAACAGACCACCATCGCGCATCTGCCCGGTCACAACATCCATTGCCGCCTTACGGGCTACGTCATAAACAGCTTTCAGTGCCTGTGGCCCTATCTGACCGTTCGTGCCGTCGTTGTTAATCACCACATGGTTATTCTGCTCAAACGTCCCGGACGCCTGCGAGCGGCTGTCCGCCATGCTGCCAGGTGTACCGACATAACCGCCGGTGGCATAGCCGCGCATCAGCCGGTAGAGATTTCCCACGCCAATCCGGCTGGTTGCCTCCTTCGTGAAGACAAACTCACCACGGTGAACAATCCCCGCTGGCTCATATTTGCCGCCGGTTCCCGTAAATCCCCCGGTCGCAAAATAGAATTTCGCCGCAGCTGCCTGAATGGCTGTACCGCCTGACGCTGATGCGCCGCCACCAACAGCCCCGCCAATGGCGCTGCCGATACTCCCGACAATCCCCACCATTGCCTGCTTAAGCAGAATTTCTGTCATCATGGACAGCACGGAACGGGTGAAGCTGCGCCAGTTCTGTTCACTGCCGGTCAGCATCGCCGCCATATTCTGCGCAATACCATCAAAGGTCTGCGTGGCTGCACTTTTAACCTGCGACATACTGTCCGTGGCGCTCTCTTCCCACTCACTCCAGCCGGACTTGAGGCCTGCCATCCAGCTCCCGCGAAGCTGGTCTTCAGCCGCCCAGGTCTTTTTCTGCTCTGACATGACGTTATTCAGCGCCAGCGAATTATCGCCATACTGTTCCTTCAGGCGCTGTTCTGTGGCTTCCCGCGCTGCCTGCCGGTCAGTAAGCCCCCGGTTTTTCGCCTCAATGGCTGCCCGTTTTGCCCGTTGTTGCTGTGCGAACTTATCCGCCTGCTGCGCCAGCGCATTCAGGTGCTCCTGATACGTGACCTTATCGCCAAGTACAGCCAGCTGGCGTTTGTACTCCAGCGTCTCATCTTTATGCGCCAGCAGGGATTTCTCCTGTGCGGACAGCTGGCGACGTTGTGCCGCCTCCTCCAGTACAGCGAACTGACTCTCCGCCTTCCACAAATCCCGGCGCTGCTGGCTGATTTTCTCATTCGCTCCGGCATGCTTCTCCAGCATCCGGAGTTCTGCCTGAAGCGTCAGCAGGGCAGCATGAGCACTGTCTTCCTGGCGATCGCCTGCAGACACTTTCACGCCGGACTGCTTCGGCTTTTTCAGCGTCGCTTCATAATCCTTTTTCGCTGCCGCCATCAGCGTGTTGTAATCTGCCTGCAGGATTTTCCCGTCTTTCAGTGCCTTATTCAGTTCTTCCTGACGGGCGGTATATTTCTCCAGCGGCGTCTGCAGGCGTTCGTAAGCCTTCTGCGCCTCTTCGGTATATTTCAGCCGTGATGCCTCAGACTCGGCCCAGTCCTTTGCTGCCATCTCTCTGGCCTTTTCAAGATCGGCCTGCAACGTGGCGGCTGAAAGCCCAAGTTGCGCATTCGCTCTGTCCTCCCATGCTCCCCGGAGATTGGCAAGAAATGCTGAGGTTTTACCGCGCCGGTGGCTCCGGCTCTGATACCACTGCCATTTTTTGTCCGCCTCATCAAAAGCCTTTTCTGCTTTCTCCAGCATTCCCTGGGCAGTGTCCGGGCGACCAATATCCAGCACCGAATCCCACATGGATTTGAATGCCCGTGCTGTCCTGTCTGCCCAGGTCTCCAGCGTGCCCATGTTCTCTTTCAGGCGGCGGGTCTGGTCATCAAACCCTTTCGTTGCGGCCTCGTTCGCCGCCTGCAATGCCCCGGCTTCATCTCCGGAACGCTGCAACTGAGCAACATACGCAATCTGCTCCGCCGTCACGTTATGGAACTGACGTGCCATCGCTGTCAGTCCCGACGTCGGGTCTGTGGTCAGCTTCCCGAAGGCTTCAGCGACCTTGTCCACCTCCACGCCGGATGCAGAGGAGAAACGCGCCACACTCTGGCTGATCGCCTCAAACTGCTCACCACCACGCACACCGGCATTCACCAGCGCCGTCAGTGACTCGCTGGTCTGGTTAAACGTCAGCCCTGCCGCCTGCCCGGCTCTGGACAGGACCAGCATGCGATCTGCCGTCAGACCCGACTGATTGCCGGAAAGGACCAGCGTTTTGTTGAAATCGGACAGGGTTGAGTTGCCCTGATACCAGGCATACGCCAGCGCACCGGTCGCCACCGCCAGCGAGGTGGCCCCCACCATCGGCAGGGTGATCGCACCGGCAAGCCCCCTGAACATGGGGATCATCCCGCCGAAGGAGTCCTTCACCTGACCACCCTGTTGCAGCAGGATCAGCCACGGACTTTGCCCGCCTGCAAGCTGCGTGGCCACGTCGGTGAACTGTGCAGGCAGCATACGCATGGCGGCTTTATACTGCCCGACGGAAATCCCCGCTTTCTGTGCAGCCAGCGCCTGTCGGCTCAGCGACTGTTCAACGACTGCCGCTGTTTTTTTCGCATCACTTTCCGTACCGGAAAAATGACGCCTGACTCTGGCCATCTGCTCGTCAAATCTGGCCGCATCCAGACTTAAATCAACGACCAGATCGCCTACCGGTTCAGCCATACCGGACTCCTCCTGCGATCCCTTCTGATACTGTCATCAGCATTACGTCATCCTCCGTCATGTCCGCCACATCCGGGGAAGCGGGGATAACTTCTTTCCCGTCCGGGCCAAAACGAACGCCTCCGGCAAGCCCTGCCGCTTTCTGCATCAGCACATCATCTTCAGGCTCTTCGTCAGCCTCGCGCCGGTTCAGCAGACTGAAATCCAGCGGATGCATATCCGGATCGCTGAAAAACAGGCTGAGCACGGTGTATGTCAGCCCGGAAAAGTGCATATCCAGCAGAACATCATGAAAATAATGGGTACTGTAAAAGCGGTGCCAGTCGGCATACTCCGTGGATGACATCCCGGCAAGCATGGCGCGCCAGTCGGGTCGCCCCATCTCACGCGCCAGTTTCAGGGCAAAACTCAGCTCACCGTCGAACACTTTCCCGCAGAAACAGGCTCTGCAGGCCCGGCGTCATCTGCCTGTTCAGGTGCATCATTCACAACAAACTCAGACATACCGGACAGACGCATTACCACATTTTCAGCCTGAGCAATTGCCTCTGTGGGCCAGGTGGTAAGCACTTCCTGCTCAATTTGTTTAACGGCTTCATTCATGGATGGCATCTTTGTCTTCTGCGGATGGTTATGCCACAGGGACATCGCCACCAGAAAAGCACCGGTTCTGACGAGATCTTCCACGCTCACCTGTCGATTGACACTGGAGCCCGCCTGTTCTGCCTGTCGTTTCAGCAGGGCGAGATGCTCAATACGCTGCAGGGCTGACAGTTCAGAAAGCGTGACGCTCACACCGTTATATTCAAATGATTCGGTTTTCAGGAACATCGCTGACTCTCCGGATTAACTGTCGGTGACGGTGATTTCTGCAACCGCAGCAAGTTCACCATTACCGGATACAACCGGAATGTTGACCTTGCCTGCAGCAACGCCGTTCACGGTGATGGTCATACCGCTGACCGACACGGTGGCTTTTGTTTTATCCGCAGACACCGCACGGAAGCTCTTGTCGGTTGCGCCCTCCGGCTGGAATGCCACGGTCAGCGTGGTGCTCTGCCCTTTCACCACCGAAGTGCTGGCAGGCGTCACGGTCATGCCGGTTGCCGCTGTTACCGTGCTGCGATCTTCTGCCATCGACGGACGCCCCACGTTGGTGACTTTCACCGTGCGGGTGATCACTTCCTTCGCCGTCACCGCCTTACCGATACTGCTGACCCAGCCGCGGAACACATCGACCGTGCCGTTCGGGAAGCGGATTTTATAGGCACGGGTATCCCCTTCATTAAACCACGCCAGCAGCGCCTGCTGCCCCTGCTCTCCGGGCATCCACGCCAGCGTGAAGCTGGTATCTCCGGCGGATTTCTGACCCTGCCCGGTCGCGGTCCAGTCCGCATCTTCATCATCGAGATAACTGTCGTCACAGGACTCAGCGGTCAGTTCGCCGGGCGTCAGGTCTTTAACTTTTGCCAGACGCAACCAGTCAACGTCTGAAAGCGGATTCGCATAAGGGTTACCGCTCCCCTTATAAACCCACAGGGTGGTCCCGGCACCTTTCACCGGCATTGTAGGATTTGGTACAGGCATAGCGTCCTCACATTTCATAGGTAATGACATAAGTCAGATCGGCTGAACTCCACAGGCCCGCATCATCGTCGCGCCGGTAGTCATAGCCACTGGCCACCATACTGGTGATCAAATCTGACAGTGCCGGGACATCGCTCATCACCGGATAAATCCGGGACTCCATCCACGCATCCAGCTCTGAATCCGGCACCTGAGCAGGCAGGAAAACTTCAATATGCAACTCCGCCTGCCAGGTATCGCTGTCCAGCTCTTCGCCCGTGTATTCAGCGCCGGTGAGATAAACGGCAATTGCCGGAAAATCCGCCTCATCAAAAACAGCGGGGCGACCATCAAAAAGCGTCGCCCCGGTGTCATGCTTCTCCAGTGCATCCAGTACGGCTGCACGGAGTTCAGTATGTTTCATCGCTTTATTACCATTCTCAGTTGATGCTGCAGCGCATAGCCCAGCTCTTTCGGAAGACGTTCACGCCGTATCCGCTCAATATTCTGTTTAAACGCCGTGGTCAGCGGCACCGCCATCGGGATTTTCACCACATCAATGGGGTAACGGTTTTTCCCGGCCACACGCTGCATGACATGCCAGCGGCCATTTTTCAGTTGCTGAATAAACGCGCCGGGAATACGACGGTTTCCCACCACAAGCACGCTGCCGCCACCTTTCAGGGCTGAACGCTGCCCCTTTTTACGACGCCTGCGGCGGGACAGGACAACCCGCGCGTTACCCAGCCTGATGACGGGCAAATCCCCCCTGTTAACCCTGATTCTGGCCTGCGGATTTTTAACCGTGGCCCTTTTCAGCCTGGCCCTTTCCTTTACCAGTTTCCGGCGTACCTTTGTCTCACGGGCAACCTGTGCCGCCGACTGCGATATCGCGGATGAAGCAACGCGGTTAATGGCCATTGCGGCGGCACCAGGCACCGCCGTTTTGCTGATACGGCTGAGGTTTTCAACGGCCTGCTCAAGACCTTTTATGGCCATACATCCCCCTTTCAGCGGCGACGGTTAACGGCAGGCGGTACGCCCCGCCCAAGCCAGAGATGACAGCTTCCACCATCATCCGGCGAAACCCGGTCTATCCAGAAGTTTTCCTCACCGATGGTCAGCGTGTCTCCACGCCGCAGCTGCCGCACCTCATCAGTCCGGACAAACAGGGACGGGCTGGAGCCTTCAACGCGCACACCCTGTCCGGCATAGCTGATATTTTCAGGGTCATCAAAAACACCACGTATCACAGCACCGGACTGCTCACCGGATGTCATGGTGGCTGACGTTCCCATGTACCCGCGTATCGTTTCATCGGCGCAGGCAATGGCAGCATCGAACAGGTTATCGAAATCAGCCACAGCGCCTCCCGTTATTGCATTCTGGCCAGGCCACGTTCTGTCATTTCGGCTGCCACACCGGCAGAGACACGAAACGCCGTTCCCGGCAGCACAAATGCCACAGGTTCATCCCGCGAGGCGTGAAGTGCATCAGTATGCAGCGTCACCAGTGCCACGACCGTGACCAGAGCAGCCGTATCAGTCACAGTACCTGGCTGCGCTGACACCACCTCATTTTCATGCCCGGTCAGCGCATTTTCCGGGCTGACAGACGTGTCCTGACCGGCAGCGTCATCCGTGTCATCAAGCTCCTCTTCCAGCTCTGCCACACGGAGCGCCAGTTCTTCTTTCGTCCCCGTCAGGCTGACATCACGGTTCAGTTGCTCACCCAGCACCTGAAGACGGGCAATCAGTTCATCTTTCGTCATGGACTCCTCCACAGAGAAACAATGGCCCCGAAGGGCCACGATTACGCCAGTTGTACGGACACGAACTCATCAGGGTCAGCCAGCAGCATCAGCGGTGCTGACTGAATCATAGTGAACTCACGCGCCGGATCGCCGGATGTCTTCCAGTTTTTCGGATAACGAGGAGACGCATTAATACCCTCACTCAATGCATCCGCATCCTGAATACAACCATAGGTGCGCAGACCGCGTGCCTGAGTGTTCCCCAGTACCATCGTGTTGTCCGGCAGAAAGTTCTTTTTGACGCCGTTTTCCACGTACTGTCCGGAATACACGACGATGGCCACATCGCCATACATCCCCTTATAGGACACCGCTTTACCCAGGTCTTTTACCGCTGTCTCCAGCTCGGAATGAGAGCCGCGACGGGTATCCAGCTTCTCCCTGACGGCTTTGAAGGAACGGAACAGCGCCCAGCCTTTCGGATCAAACACGATGATATTCACCACACCGCTGGCGTTCAGCGCGTAGGCTTCGATATCGTCGGTCGGGTCATACGTGGACTTGTCGCGATTGCTCCACTCCGTGCCGCCGGACTGTGTGATGTTATTCGCCTCACTGCGGCCCATATCCACCTCAACCGGATCGAAGGCTTCACCGGTCATGGTGTATTTGCCCTTAAGCACGGCAGAAACGGCCTGCATCTCTTCGACCTGAGCAATGGCAAGCTCCTCGTCTCGCATGTTCTGCATGATGATGCGACGGCGGCGGTAAGCCGGGTCCGCCAGATTCTGTGGATCTTCATCCGGCAGGCGACGCAGGGTCATCTGCGGATTCACCTCATGCTTGGGCTTGACATATCCCGGTGTAAATTCAGAGGTGGAGCCGCCACGGGAACGGATAACCTCACCGGAAACAATCGGCGAAACGTACAGCGCCATGTTTACCAGTCCCGGAATTTGTGAGAGATAGACTTTCTCCGTAGTGAAGGGATAGCTCTCACGGAAAAAGAGACGCAGAAACAGCGGATCAAACTTAAATTTCTGCTCATTTGCCGCCAGCAGCTGGGCGGTTGTGTACATCGACATAAAAAAATCCCGTAAAAAAAGCCGCACATGCGGCCTTTAGTGATGAAGGGTAAAGTTAAACGATGCTGATTGCCGTTCCGGCAAACGCGGTCCGTTTTTTCGTCTCGTCGCTGGCAGCCTCCGGCCAGAGCACATCCTCATAACGGAACGTGCCGGACTTGTAGAACGTCAGTGTGGTGCTGGTCTGGTCAGCAGCAACTGCAAGAATGCCAACGGCAGCACCGTCGGTGGTGCCATCCCACGCAACCAGCTTACGGGTGGAGGTATCCGGCATCAGCGGGGTCATTGCAGGCGCTTTCGCACTCAATCCGCCGGGCGCGGTTGCGGTATGAGCCGGGTCACTGTTGCCCAGCGGCTGGTAATGGGTAAAGGTTTCTTTGCTCGTCATAAACATCCCTTACACTGGTGTGTTCAGCAAATCGTTAACGGCATCAGATGCCGGGTTACCTGCAGCCAGCGGTGCCGGTGCCCCCTGCATCAGACGATCCAGCGCAGTGTCACTGCGCGCCTGTGCACTCTGTGGTGCTGCGGCCAGAATACGGCGGGCCGTTTCCACGGTCATACCGGGGGTTTCGGCCAGCACGCGTGCCTGTTCTTCGCGTCCGTGAGCCTCCTCACAGTTGAGGATCCCCATAATGCGAGTGTTTTCTGCCGCAACCGCTGCGGTGATCTGCGCGTTCACGTCCGGCTGCGCAGCGCTGGCGTTCTCGCCCTCCGTCGCTGGCACCACGCCAGTAACGTCAGCCTGCGAAGCAGTGGCTGAAACAGTTGTTGATTGAGTCTCTTTGGTCATTCGCCCTCCTGAGAGACGGGATTTACGTGCATCCAGTGCATCACGCATAACGGTGATCGCATCGGTGCTGTTGACAAGTTCATCAGCCAGTCCGGCATCAATGGCCTCCTGACCGCTGTACACTGCAGCCTCGGTATCCAGCACAGCCTGCACGGACAGGCCGGTATATGCCGACACCTTCTGCGCAAACATCCGGCGGGTTGCGTCCATCCGGGACTGCAGTGTCTCCCGGACGTCATCCGGAAGATGGCTGTAGGGATTGCCATCCACCTTATGGCTGCCGCTGTAAATCAGCGTGATTTCCACGCCCTGTTTCTCCAGCGCAGCGCCGTAATTACTGTGAGCCATCATGACGCCGATGGAGCCTGTCCGGGCGGTCTGCGTGACCAGACGCCGGGAGGCAGCACTGGCAAGCAGCTGACCTGCGCTGCAGTTCATGTCGTTGGCCAGCGCCCATACCGGCTTTATGTCACGCACACGGGCGATGATGTCAGCGCAGTCAAATGCCCCCGCCACCATTCCGCCTGGCGTATCCATATCGAGCAGAATGCCGTCCACCATCGGGTCACTGGCAGCCTGTTGCAGACGGGCGATAATGCCGTTGTAACCGGTCATTCCCGAATACGGCTGCAGCGCCCGCGTCCGGCTGACCAGCGTACCGGACACCGGCAGCACGGCGATGCCGTTCATGACCTGATAACTGCGGGCCTGTCGTGGTCCGTCATCATCACCGGATAACGCCAGCGCCGCGGGTGCCTCTCCGGCAGTCAGGCTGTCGCCGGATACTGCATCCGTCAGGCGGCTGATCCCAAGCTGGCCTGCAAGCGCACAAAAGAAAACCCGCGCATAGGCGGGTTCAAGCATCAGCGGCTCATTAAAAGCCATGCTGGCAATATGCGGGAGATTACGCAGCTCTGCTGTCACTCTTCTCCTCCTCTGTTGATTGTCGCAGCCCGGATTCAAATGCTGCAGCCGCCCAGGCGGGCGGTTTAAGACCGGCTGCACGGCGCTCCATCGTTTCACGGACCTGCTGGGCAAAAATTTCCTGATAGTCGTCACCGCGTTTTGCGCACTCTTTCTCGTAGGTACTCAGTCCGGCTTCTATCAGCATCACCGCTTCCTGAACTTCTTTCAGACCATCGATGGCCATACGACCGGAGCCTATCCAGTCGCAGTTCCCCCAGGCACTGCGGGCTTCCTGAAAACTGAAGCGCGCTTTTGAAGGTAACGTCACCACGCGGCGAACGATGGCCTCTTCCAGCCAGCACAGAAACATCTGGCTCGCCTGACGGGATGCGACGAATTTTCGCCGCCCCATAAAGTACGCCCACGACTCGTTCGCACTGGCCCGTGCCGTGGAGTAGCTCATCTGGGCGTAATTCCGGGAAAGCTGCTCATACGAGACACCCAGCCCGGCAGCGATATACCGCAGCAGTGACTGCTCAAACACGGAGTAGCCGTTATCCGTATCCTGAGCCGTCTGCAGGTTCAGTGAGTCACCCGGCATCAGGTGCGGTACTTTTGCGCCTCCCAGCCGGACCGGCGCTGCGGCGTAATACGCGGCAATTTCACCAATCCAGCCGGTCAGCCTTTCCCGCTGCTCCTGACTGTTCGCGCCCAGAATAAAATCCATCGCTGACTGCGTATCCAGCTCACTCTCAATGGTGGCGGCATACATCGCCTTCACAATGGCGCTCTGCAGCTGCGTGTTCTGCAGCGTGTCGAGCATCTTCATCTGCTCCATCACGCTGTAAAACACATTTGCACCGCGGGTCTGCCCGTCCTCCACGGGTTCAAAAACGTGAATGAACGAGGCGCGCCCGCCGGGTAACTCACGGGGTATCCATGTCCATTTCTGCGGCATCCAGCCAGGATACCCGTCCTCGCTGACGTAATATCCCAGCGCCGCACCGCTGTCATTAATCTGCACACCGGCACGGCAGTTCCGGCTGTCGCCGGTATTGTTCGGGTTGCTGATGCGCTTCGGGCTGACCATCCGGAACTGTGTCCGGAAAAGCCGCGACGAACTGGTATCCCAGGTGGCCTGAACGAACAGTTCACCGTTAAAGGCGTGCATGGCCACACCTTCCCGAATCATCATGGTAAACGTGCGTTTTCGCTCAACGTCAATGCAGCAGCAGTCATCCTCGGCAAACTCTTTCCATGCCGCTTCAACCTCGCGGGAAAAGGCACGGGCTTCTTCCTCCCCGATGCCCAGATAGCGCCAGCTTGGGCGATGACTGAGCCGGAAAAAAGACCCGACGATATGATCCTGATGCAGCTGGATGGCGTTGGCGGCATAGCCGTTATTGCGTACCAGATCGTCTGCGCGGGCATTGCCACGGGTAAAGTTGGGCAGCAGGGCTGCATCCACACTTTCACCCGGTGGGTTCCACGCCCGCAACTGCCCACCAAATCCGCTGCCACCGCCGTGATAACCGGCATATTCACGCAGCGATGTCATGCCGTCCGGCCCCAGAAGGGTGGGAATGGTGGACGTTTTCATACATAAAATCCTGCAGGTCCCCTGCGTCGCTGTGTCATGCCGGTCTGCACTTCCAGCTCCGCAATGTATTTTTTCAGGTCAGACACGGAAGTGGCCGTAAACTCCACTCGCCGTCCGTCTTTCTGTACCGTTGCCACCCGTTTACCTGTCATCAGGTCATGCAGTGCCGCACGGGCAGCGGCAAGTTCTTCCTGTCGCGTCATTCATCCTCTCCGGATAAGGCACGGGCGTAATCTGCCAGTGTTTTCTTGTTGGTTGCTGCACCATCCTCTTCCTGCAGGCTCGCCAGCAGTGCACTGAGATCCAGCTGCCAGCGGGAAATACTGATGCGCAGCGCCGCCAGCGCATAAACGAAGCAGTCGAGCGCCTCATTGCGTCGCTTTTTGCTGTCCCACAGTATTTTTTTCCTGCCATCCACCCATTTTTCGACCTGCTCTTCAGCAGTCAGCTGCTGCGCTTCGGTCAGATCAAAAATATCCGGGTTATTCGGGAAGTGAACGGCACCGGGAAGCGGTTCATCCCCTTCCGGCGTCAGTGTGAAGCGGTTATAAATCTGCTCTTTCGCGGTATCCGTACCAATTTCGGTAAGGTAAACCCCGTTTTTGTTTCGCTTACGTGGCATGCTGGCCACAGGCTTTCCGTAGACGGATGCCCCTTTAATGGGGATCACCCGGAACAGCCCATGCTTTTTCGAGCGTTCATACACAATGGTCGGGTCAATCCCGCCAGTATCCCAGCAGATACGGGATACCGACATTTCTGCACCATTCCGGCGGGTATAGGTTTTATTGATGGCCTCATCCACACGCAGCAGCGTCTGTTCATCATCGTGGCGGCCCATAATAATCTGCCGGTCAATCAGCCAGCTTTCCTCACCCGGCCCCCATCCCCATACGCGCATTTCGTAGCGATCCAGCTGGGAGTCGATACCGGCAGTCAGGTAAGCCACACGGTCAGGAACGGGCGCTGAATAATGCTCTTTCCGCTCTGCCATCACTTCAGCATCCGGACGTTCACCGATTTTCGCTTCCCATGTCTCACCGAGCGTGGTGTTCACGAAGGTTTTACGTTTTCCCGTATCCCCTTTCGTTTTCATCCAGTCTTTGACAATCTGCACCCAGGTGGTGAACGGGCTGTACGCCGTCCAGATGTGAAAGGTCACGCTGTCCGGCGGCTCAATCTCTTCACCGGATGACGAAAACCAGAGAATGCCATCACGGGTCCAGATCCCGGTCTTTTCGCAGATATAACGGGCATCAGTGAAGTCCAGCTCCTGCTGGCGGATGACGCAGGCATTATGTTCGCAGAGATAAAACACGCTGGCGGGATCATCCGGCGTCCATTTGAGGCCAAACGGCGTCTCTTTATCGCCAAATTTAAGGTACTGCTCCTCCCCGCAGTGCGGGCAGGCAACATGAAAACGCATAAAATGCGGGGATTCACTGGCTGCACGCTCAATCTGGCAGGTGCCTCTCACTTTGGGCGTGGAGCCACGGATGGACTTTGGCCAGACCGAGCCTTCAATACGCTTATCGCCCAGGAACGTCGGAGAGCCTTCCTGTTCAATATCCTCATCAAAGGCAGCAAGTTCATCATAACCCGCCACATCCACTGACTTTTCACGGTAGTTTTTTGCCGCTTTACCGCCCAGGCACCAGAAGCCACGCCCATTGGTGAAACGCTTCATGGTGAGCGTGTTATCCCGGTGCTTTTTGCCATACCACGGGGCCAGCGCCAGCAGCGACGGAATATCACGAATAGTCGGCTCAACGTGGGTTTTCATGAAGTTCTCGGCATCACCATCCGTCGGCAACCAGATAAGGGTGTTGCGCTGCTTATGCTCTATGAAGTAGGCATAAACACCCAGCAGCATTTTGGAATAACCAACACGGGCAGACTTCACCACATTCACCTCGCGGATGTAGTCACTGCCCATCGCATTCATGATGGCCCGCTGAAAGGGCAGTGTTTCCCAGCGCCCTTCCTGGTATGCGGATTCTTTCGGGAGATAGTAATTGGCATCCGCCCATTCAACGGCGGTCTGTGGCTCCGGCCTGAACAGTGAGCGAAGCCCGGCGCGGACAAAATGCCGCAGCCTGTTAACCTGACTGTTCGATATATTCACTCAGCAACCCCGGTATCAGTTCATCCAGCGCGGCTGCTTTGTTCATGGCTTTGATGATATCCCGTTTCAGGAAATCAACATGTCGGTTTTCCAGTTCCGGAAAACGCCGCTGCACCGACAGGGGGATCCCGTCGAGAATACTGGCAATTTCACCTGCGATCCGCGACAGCACGAAAGTACAGAATGCGGTTTCCACCACTTCAGCTGAGTCTCTGGCATTCTTCAGTTCCTGTGCGTCGGCCTGCGCACGCGTAAGTCGATGGCGTTCGTACTCAATAGTCCCTGGCTGGAGATCTGCCTCGCTGGCCTGGCGCAGTTCTTCAACCTCCCGGCGCAGCTTTTCGTTCTCAATTTCAGCATCCCTTTCGGCATACCATTTTATAACGGCGGCAGAGTCATAAAGCACCTCATTACCCTTGCCACCGCCTCGCAGAACGGGCATTCCCTGTTCCTGCCAGTTCTGAATGGTACGGATACTCGCACCGAAAATGTCAGCCAGCTGCTTTTTGTTGACTTCCATTGTTCATTCCACGGCCAAAAACAGAGAAAGGAAACGACAAAGGCCCAAAAGTTCGTTTTCAGCACCTGTCGTTTCCTTTCTTTTCAGGGGGTGTTTTAAATAAAAACATTAGGTTACGGCGAAGAAGAACGGAAACGCCTTAAACCGGAAAATTTTCATAAATAGCGAAAACCCGCGCGCCTGACGCCCCGTAGCCTGCCGGATCGCTGGAAAGGACCCACAAATGATAATAATTATCATCTACATGTCACAACGTGCATCTACGCCATCAAACCACGTCAAATAATCAATTATGACGCAGGTATCGTATTAATTGATCTGCATCAACTTAACGTAAAAACAACTTCAGACAATACAAATCAGCGACACTGAATACGGGACAACCTCATGTCAACGAAGAACAGAACCCGCAGAACAACAACCCGCAACATCCGCTTTCCTAACCAAATGATTGAACAAATTAACATCGCTCTTGATCAAAAAGGGTCCGGGAATTTCTCAGCCTTGGTCATTGAAGCCTGCCGTCGGAGACTAACGTCAGAAAAGAGAGCATATACATCAATTAAAAGTGATGAAGAATGAACATCCCGCGTTCTTCCCTCCGAACAGGACGATATTGTAAATTCACTTAATTACGAGGGCATTGCAGTAATTGAGTTGCAGTTTTACCACTTTCCTGACAGTGACAGACTGCGTGTTGGCTCTGTCACAGGCTAAATAGTTTGAATGATTAGCAGTTATGGTGATCAGTCAACCACCAGGGAATAATCCTTCATATTATTATCGTGCTTCACCAACGCTGCCTCAATTGCTCTGAATGCTTCCAGAGACACCTTATGTTCTATACATGCAATTACAACATCAGGGTAACTCATAGAAATGGTGCTATTAAGCATATTTTTTACACGAATCAGATCCACGGAGGGATCATCAGCAGATTGTTCTGTATTCATTTTGTCGCTCCATGCGCTTGCTCTTCATCTAGCGGTTAAAATATTACTTCAAATCTTTCTGTATGAAGATTTGAGCACGTTGGCCTTACATACATCTGTCGGTTGTATTTCCCTCCAGAATGCCAGCAGGACCGCACTTTGTTACGCAACCAATACTATTAAGTGAAAACATTCCTAATATTTGACATAAATCATCAACAAAACACAAAGAGGTCAGACCAGATTGAAACGATAAAAACGATCTTGCAAACTACGCACTCTCATATCATATGGAAGGTTTATCTATGGATCAGGTAGTCATTTTTAAACAAATATTTGATAAAGTTCGAAACGATTTAAACTATCAATGGTTTTATTCTGAGCTAAAACGTCACAATGTCTCACATTACATTTACTATTTAGCCACAGAGAATGTTCATATTGTATTAAAAAATGATAATATAGTGTTATTAAAGGGCCTAAAAAACATTGTGTCTGTCAAATTTTCAAAGGATAGGCATCTTATAGAAACGACCTCTAATAAGCTGAAATCCAGAGAGATCACATTTCAGGAATACAGAAGAAACCTTGCTAAAGCAGGAGTTTTTCGGTGGGTTACAAATATCCACGAACAAAAAAGATATTACTATACCTTTGATAAATCATTACTCTTTACTGAAAACATACAGAGCACATCACAAATATTTCCACACTAAACCATAACGTCCGGTTTCTTCTACCCCAGCACCGGACTGGCTGACATGAAGAGCAACCCCGCGTTCAGTTGACGTGTTAATAACCCGGTGTACATCGTTTTTGATTATTCCCCCACACTTGTGCAGAAGGAGTTCCCCGTCAGGCTACAGTCATAATTAATGCAAGAGTACAGCGACGATACAGCGCACAGAAATAAATCAGGTATCCATTGACTTCACAAAGACGGTGCATAGCATCGACAGGAGTAATTGCGTAAATTGAACTCTTGGCACACTTTAGCCACCGGCGAATCTTCAGCGGATTATCCTTGGCCGGTTTTTATCTGAGGCATTGCTCTCGAATGTATAGCTGTGCCCCTTCAAGTTGTTTTTGCATTATTATCAGTCGCTCTCTGAGGGTGAAATAATCCCGTTCAGCGGTGTCTGCCAGTCGGGGGGAGGCTGCATTATCCACGCCGGAGGCGGTGGTGGCTTCACGCACTGACTGACAGACTGCTTTGATGTGCAACCGACGACGACCAGCGGCAACATCATCACGCAGAGCATCATTTTCAGCTTTCGCATCAGCTAACTCCTTCGTGTGTTTTGCATCGAGCGCAGCAACATCACGCTGACGCATCTGCATGTCAGTAATTGCCACGTTCGCCAGCTTCAGTTCTCTGGCATTTTTGTCGCGCTGGGCTTTGTATGTAATGGCGTTATCACGGTAATGATTAACCGCCCATGACAGGCAGACGATGATGCAAATAACCAGAGCGGAGATAATCGCGGTTACTCTGCTCATACCTCAATCTCTCTGACCGTTCCGCCAGCTTCTTTGAATTTTGCAATCAGGCTGTCAGTCTTATGCTCGAACTGACCATAACCAGCGCCCGGCAGTGAAGCCCAGATATTGCTGCAACGGTCGATTGCCTGACGAATATCACCGCGGTCAATCATCGGTAAAGCGCCACGCTCTTTAATCTGCTGCAATGCCACAGCGTCCTGACTTTTGGGAGAGAAGTCTTTCAGGCCAAGCTGCTTACGATAGGCATCCCACCAACGGGAAAGAAGCTGGTAACGTCCGGCTGCTGTTGATTTGAGTTTTGGGTTTAGCGTGACAAGTTTGCGAGGGTGATCGGAGTAATCAGTGAATAGCTCTCCGCCAACAATGACGTCATAACCATGATTTCTGGTTTTCTGTCTTCCGTTATCAGTTCCCTCTGACCACGCCAGCATATCGAGGAACGCCTTACGTTGATTATTGATTTCCACCATCTTCTACTCCGGCTTTTTTAGCAGCGAAGCGTTTGATAAGCGAACCAATCGAGTCAGTACCGATGTAGCCGATGAACACGCTCGTTATATAAGCGAGATTGCTACTTAGTCCGGCGAAGTCGAGAAGGTCACGAATGAACCAGGCGATAATGGCGCACATCGTTGCGTCGATTACTGTTTTTGTAAACGCACCGCCATTATATCTGCCGCGAAGGTACGCCATTGCAAACGCAAGGAATGCCCCGATGCCTTGTTCCTTTGCCGCGAGAATGGCGGCTAACAGGTCATGTTTTTCTGGCATCTTCATGTCTTACCCCCAATAAGGGGATTTGCTCTATTTAATTAGGAATAAGGTCGATTACTGATAGAACAAATCCAGGCTACTGTGTTTAGTAATCAGATTTGTTCGTGACCGATATGCACGGGCAAAACGGCATGAGGTTGTTAGCGCAACCTCCTGCCACCCGCTTTCACGAGGCCATGTGTAGAAGGCCGCAGCGTAACTATCACTGATGAGTTCAGGATAGCCAGTGGCTACGGCTCAGTTATGGTGCTGGTTAACGGACTTGAACCGCTACCCATTCGCTTACAAGGCGACTGCTCTACCATTGGAGCTAAACCAGCATATTTGGCGGGACAGCGTGGACTCGAACCACGATAAGAAGGTTAACAGCCTTCCGTAATGACCTTTATACGACTGACCCAAATAAAAAATCCCGAAACCGTTGTGCAGGCTCTAACTATTACCTGCGAACTGTTTCGGGATTGCATTTTGCAGACCTCTCAGCCTGCGATGGTTGGAGTTCCAGACGATACGTCGAAGTGACCAACTAGGCGGAATCGGTAGTAAGCGCCGCCTCTTTTCATCTCACTACCACAACGAGCGAATTAACCCATCGTTGAGTCAAATTTACCCAACTTTATTCAATAAGTCAATATCATGCCGTTAATATGTTGCCATCCGTGGCAATCATGCTGCTAACGTGTGACCGCATTCAATATGTTGTCTGCGATTGACTCTTCTTTGTGGCATTGCACCACCAGAGCGTCATACAGCGGCTTAACAGTGCGTGACCAGGTGGGTTGAGTAAGGTTTGGGATTAGCATCGTTACAGCGCGATATGCGGCGCTTGCTGGCATTCTTGAATAGCCGACACCTTTGCATCTTCCGCATTCTTTCTCAACAACTCTCCCCCACAGCTCTGTTTTGGCAATATCAACCGCACGGCCTGTACCGTGGCAATCTCTGCATCTTGCGCCCGGCGTCGCAGCACTACGGCAATAATCCGCATAAGCGAATGTTGCGAGAACTTGCAGTACCTTTGCCTTAGTATTTCCTTCAAGCTTTGCCACACCACGGTATTTCCCCGATACCTTGTGTGCAAATTGCATCAGATAGTTGATAGCCTTTTGTTTGTCGTTCTGGCTGAGTTCGTGCTTACCACAGAATGCAGCCATTCCGAATCCGGCTTGTGATTGCGCCATCCCCATAGCAGCCATCACATCAGTACCGGAAAGAGAGTCAGAGGCCGTAGCCCGTGGTGAGTCGCTCATCATCGGGCTTTTTGGCGAATGATATTTAGCTACGCTTTCGAGTCTCATGCGACTTCTCCCTGTACCTGAATCAATGTGAGGTTTCCGCAGAACACTGCGCCGGTATCGATATACATCTGGTTGGCAAATTTGAGTGGTTTCACTGCTGGCGTATGACCAAAGATGAACGTGTCCGCGCCTTTGATTTCTTTCACGATCCCGTCTTGTGAGTTGCTGATTCGTTCGCGGTTCCAGATTACCTGCTGATGATCAACTGGCTTTCCAAACTCGTATTCGTCACAAGGATAATCGGCGTGGCAGATGACATATTTTTTATCTTTGCTCACCAGTTCGATGATTAACGGAAGTTCATCTTCTTTATGGGCAAGAGCTTTAGCCAGAATTTCTTTGTCGTAATCGAGATTAAAGAACCAGCCACCGCTATTAAGCAGCCAGTGATTGACGTTTCCACGCTCTGATAAGCCATCAATCATCATTTGCTCATGGTTTCCACGTACAGCTCTGAACCAGGGGAATGTGATTAATTCCAGACATTCGACGTTCTCTGTACCGCGATCAACCAAATCGCCCACCGAGATAAGCAGGTCTTTTTTGGTGTCGAATCCTATCGTCTCCAGTTTTTTCATCAGGTTCGTGTAGCATCCGTGCAGATCGCCAACTACCCAAATATTTCGGTATTTGCTGCCATCAATTTTTTCGTAATAGCGCATCTCTTTCACTCCATCCGCGATGAACCATGAGAACGTCGTTGACGATGGCGTGCATTTTCCCGTCTTTATCATCAACGTATTTTCTGACCGTACCGCGACTACATTTCAGTCTGCGTGCTACTTCTGTCTGGTTTCCGTATGCTTCAACGAGCATGTCTGGAATGGTTTTTACTGAGAACGTCATGCGGCCTCACTTCTGCTATTTCGCAGGTCTTTGAGTTTCTGCTGATACTCCGCCTTGATGGCCCTGCACTCTTCGACAGTCCAGCGATGGCGGTTATGGTTTGATTCGATTTCGTCTACTGCTTCCTGCCCGATGCGATTAATCAGTTCGACGCGATACGGAACGAGATTTCCGCTTTTGTGCTGGTTGCACACCACGCATTGCTTGTGAATATTGCGTTCATCAAATCGGAGTTGAGGTGCCGCAGCAGTTGTCCGGTAATGTCCGGCATCCCACTGAGCAGACGTGAGCGTTCCGCACGAGATACATGGTAAGTCGCGGTCTCTTTCTCTGATGAAGGCGTTTACGGCTTGTTGGGCTTGTTTAATCCAGTAACTGCGGGGCTTTAAGGCGAGTTTTCGAATCTTAAGTTTATCTTTCTGTCTCTGATCCTCTCGTCGTCGTTTCTTCTCTGCTGCTTTTTCCGCTTTTTCGCGTTCTTTACTTCGTCGTTCGAGTGCTATCTTGGTTCCACACTCTGGAGAGCACCACCACTGATTAGCGAATGCAGGGTGAAACCATTCCCGACATTCATCGTTTTTACATCGTCTTCGCGCTGGTTTAGCCATCGTCTTCTTCCTCGTACATTGAGCTATTCGGATCGCTCATCAGTTCTGCGCAGCAGTGCTCACACACATGAACTTCCAGCACATGCAGCTTCTGACTGCAGTTAGCGCACGTTAAAGCCCGCTCGACGCTTTCTTTCTGGTATTGAAGGGATTGGGATGGGCTAAGCATGGCTTTCACCATTAAAAAGTCGCTTGTAAGCATCAATGTCTCGTTTTGCTTCACCGAGCTTTCGTCTTAATTCCATGTTTTCTGATTCAAGCTTTTCCATGTCTTGTTGGTATCGATCGCGGTGTTCTTTCCATGCTTTTCGATACGCCTTCATGTATGTCGTATTGGCCTTTCTCTTTGCCTGACGAACCGCATGGTGGTTTTTCACAAACCAGTCAGGGTCGTTAAATGCTGCTCTGGCGCATGTATACCAATAATTTGTTGCCTCCCTGTTTAGCCAATAAATACTGATAAATGGCAACCGGATAGACACCATTTTTCGTTGTGACTCTTTCTCGCCAAACATGTGTCCTTTTTTGATGCTAAGGCCAAATCCAGGTTGAATTAAAAGCATTGTCATTTCCTCGCACGATGTCTTAGCCACCGGATATCCCACAGGTGAGCCGTGTAGTTGAAGGTTTTTACGTCAGATTCTTTTGGGATTGGCTTGCGTTTATTTCTGGAGCGTTTCGTTGGAAGGTATTTGCAGTTTTCACAGATTATGTCGGTGATGCTTCGTCGCTGTCGCCTCATGCCGCCCTCCTGACGCCCCGCCCGATCGCCATCAATGCCGCTTTGGATACGGTAGTAAACATCCGTCGAGGACTGATGAGCGGTCGCCAAATCAGCAGCATGGAGCCTTTGCTGTTTCCCTTCTTCTCCAGCCCTGTCGATGGTTCGATAAAATTAATCCGTCCATCAGTGATAATGCGAACTTCGTCGACACTCTCCAGAGCCTTGCTGAACCATCCGACTGACATATCCTCTGGCACAAGCATAACTACCGTCTGTCGCTGTTGTATGCACTGCTCAGCGGCTTTTTCCACCCACGGCCTGATATTGCTGTACGGTGGGTTATTCCAGATTGCACCGTGGCTTATCCACTCAGAATTTAGCGCGTCGTCGGCCTCAGTTAGCCAGTGAGCGCACAGAGCGTTTTTGTCGCTCGCAGCTGAATCCAGCCAGAATCCAAACTCAATATCCAGCGCATCAAAAAGCCAAAGCGGCGTTTGCCAGCAGTCCTTGTCGTGTGCTGGCGTATTTGATTTGATAGTCATGCAGCCTTCCCTTTTCGTTGTGACCATTCATACTCTCGCCGGGAGTCATCACTCCACCGCACGTTGCGCTCTGAGCCGAACCAGAACATGATTTCGATAAGCTCAGTCATGCTGGCCTTTCGCATTTTGCTGGTACGCACGCCAAGCATAACAACGCCACCGTCGATACCAGGCGCACTTCGTTGCTCCAGTTTTTTGGTCTTAAGCCACAGGGCAGTGAACAGGTCTTTCCAGTCCTCCGGCGCAAGTCTCTCTCCATGCCAAAGCACCTGACGCGATACGTCCTGCAATAACGCCCACATAAGGCGGTTTTGAGGATTGCTCCGCTTTGGTTCTTTAATGTGGACTTCGTGAGGTGACTTGTCGTCGATCGGAAGTGAGAGTATTGCGTCTATGGCGTTGTTTCTGATTGCTTCGTTGCGAAGCATGTATATTTGCTTCATCGTTACCTCAACTCACAAAACGCCACGCCACTTTTGCTACGACAACAGGCATAACACCGATAATCACCCACAGGAAAATGCTACCGAAAAGCACACCCACCAGGTCTTTACCTTCGCCTACCAACCGGACAAAACTGCTGGCAACAACAATGAACGTCGCCACCATCCACATAGCACCGAGAATCCTCAATGCAGAGAAAATTAACTCAGCCACGATTTACCCTCCCCCAAATAAAAAGGCCTGCGATTACCAGCAGGCCTGTTATTAGCTCAGTAATGTAGATGGTCATCTTTTAACTCCATATACCGCCAATACCCGTTTCATCGCGGCACTCTGGCGACACTCCTTAAAAATCAGGTTCGTGCTCATCTTTCCTTCCCGTTCTTCCCTGGTAGCAAACCGGTAATACACCGTTCGCCAGACCTTACCTTCGATAACCAGAAGACCTGCCCGTGCCATTTTAGCCGCGGCCTGATTTATGCTGGTTACTGTTGCGCCTGTTAGCGCGGCAACGTCCGGCGCACAGAAGCTATTATGCGTCCCCAGGTAATGAATAATTGCCTCTTTGCCCGTCATACACTTGCTCCTTTCAGTCCGAACTTAGCTTTAATTTCTGCGATCTTCGCCAGAGCCTGTGCACGATTTAGAGGTCTACCGCCCATAACAGGAAGTTGTTTTACTGGTTCAGGTATCGTCTCACCACGGTTAATTCGCGCTGTCATACAGGTCAGTTCATCGGCAGCCTTGCGCCGTAATTCCGCATCAGTAAGCGCATTGGCCCGCATGTTCTGATACAGGTTGGTAACCAGCCAGTAGTGCGCGTTTGATTTCCACGGATAAGACTCCGCATCCGGATACAGGCCTCGCTTCCGGCAATACTCGTAAACCATATCAACCAGCTCGCTGACGTTTGGCAGTCCGGCGATAACGGATGCTTCTTCCCGGCACCATGCAACAAACTGCCCGGGTGATGGCAGAAATGGTCGATTCTGCCGACGGGCTACGCGCATTCCTGCGTTAACCTGTTCCATTGTGGTGATCCCGTTTTCCCGGAAAGCCAGCACCCACTGGCGGCGGATTTCGTTCAGTTCGTTCTGGTCCCGGTTAGCCAGGCTCGCCGGGAAAGTTGCCAGTAACTGGCTGAACACACCATTGATGATCTGCGCTACCTGTTGTACCTGCGGCTTTTCGTCGTACTGTTCCGGCATGTTGTTGGCGATCCGACGCATCTGCTCACGGTCAAAGTTAACCATCTGTGCGGCGATGTTTTTCATAAATCCACCCCGTAAATCCAGTCAGTGTTTGTCAGGTCGAGTTTTGGTTTGCTGGCTGTCACGCCTGCCTGTTGCTTGTTACGGTTGATTTCGAGCTGGGTCCACTTGTCGCGGAGTTTGGCCGGACTCAGCACGTTACCGGACCAGAAGTTGTCCTGGCAGGCCCAGCGGAAAAGCACACACATATCGCGGTGGTTACGTCCGTCACGTTCACGCATCAGGCGGATATCGTTAGCCCACCCAGCAAAATTCGGTTTTCTGGCTGATGGCGCGATGGTCTTCACCATGTCAAACATCCACTCTGCGGCGGTCAGGTCTTCTGCTGTTCCCCACTTGCTGCCGCTCTGAATTGCAGCATCCGGTTTAACCACAGAAAGATCATTTTCTGGCTGGTCAGAGGATTCGCCAGAATTCTCTGACGAATAATCTTTTCTTTTTTCTTTTGTAATAGTGTCTTTTGTGTCCCCCTGTTTTGAGGGATAGCAATCCCCCAATTTGAGGGATGTTTTATCCCTCGTTTTAGGGGATTTTCCCTCGTTTTGAGGGATACACCATTCTGAGATGTTTTTATTTGGTCCAAACATGCCGCCTTGCTGCTTGATAATATTCATTCTGACGAGTTCTAACTTGGCTTCATTGCACCGTTTGACAGGTAACTTTGTAATCTCGCTAAGTTGAGAATCGGTGATTCTGTCCATTGGTTTATTCCACCCATAGGTTTTACGCAGAATGGCAAGCAGCACTTTAAACTGTCGCTTGGTCAGATCTGCGCCCGAATAAGCCTCAAGCAGCATATTTGATAGTCTGGCGTAACCATCATCGAGATCTGCCACATTACGCTCCTGTCCGGCAAAGTTACCTCTGCCGAAGTTGAGTATTTTTGCTGTATTTGTCATAATGACTCCTGTTGATAGATCCAGTAATGACCTCAGAACTCCATCTGGATTTGTTCAGAACGCTCGGTTGCCGCCGGGCGTTTTTTATTGGTGAGTCCATCAAGCGCATACTTAAAAGCCCTGCTAATCGGACTGATGTCTGATGCCATTCCGAAAGCACACAAGACCGAAGCAATAAATCTCCAGTCAGTTCTGCTTATCTTCGATTCATGACAGCCAATCATCTTTGCCAGACCGCGCTGGGTAAGCGTTGACAGGTTGATGAGTAAATCTGTTTCTGCGCGATCAACGTCGCGCTGTGATAGTTTGCTGTAACTTGTTTGTTCCATTTCTTAAGATTTCCAATAGTGAATAGTTAGTTGAAAGGTATAGTTGAAAGGTATGCGTGGAAACGCATATGGCCTTAGTTAGTCAGATATCTTGGGACTCGCTTTTCAGCGACGTAGGACGAATGTCCGTTGTTACAAAGAGCGGGGTTACTTATGCTGCCAGAAGGTTCTTTTTGCTTATTTCAAGCAATTCGCTTGCTTGATATTTGCCACCAGAAATCTCTTCGATTTTTGAGGCGTATTTCGTTTTCCCAAAAAACTCAGTCTTAGGGAGGAAGCCGTTTTTGAGCCACTTATAGACAGCCCTTTCGCTAACTCCACAAGCCTTCGCAACTTCAGGGATGCCGACACTCTTAATCGGCTCATCAAGATTTTGCATAGGAATACCTCTTTCGTACTTTCAGTACGTATTATGGTTGAACTGAAAGTTTTTGCAAGTGCTTTAGTATCGTACTCATGGTTCAGAATGAAAAAGTGCGCAAAGAATTCGCCCAGCGGCTAGCGCAAGCCTGTAAAGAAGCTGGTCTTGATGAACATGGTAGGGGAATGGCCATAGCCCGTGCCCTTTCTCTTTCGTCCAAAGGCGTTAGCAAATGGTTTAATGCTGAGTCTTTACCGCGTCAGGAAAAAATGAATGCGCTTGCGAAATTTCTAAACGTTGATGTTGTTTGGCTTCAGCACGGCACTTCGTTAAATGGAGCGAATGATGAAGATACTCTTTCATTTGTTGGCAAATTTAAAAAAGGGTTAGTGCGCGTGGTTGGTGAGGCAATTCTTGGTGTTGATGGTGCCATCGAGATGACCGAAGAGCGCGATGGGTGGCTCAAAATTTATAGCGATGATCCAGATGCCTTTGGCCTTCGTGTGAAAGGAGACAGCATGTGGCCCAGAATAAAATCAGGAGAATATGTACTCATTGAGCCTAACACCAAAGTATTCCCGGGTGATGAGGTGTTTGTCAGAACCATCGAAGGACACAACATGATCAAGGTTCTTGGCTATGACAGAGATGGAGAATACCAATTTACAAGCATCAACCAGGACCACAGGCCAATAACGTTGCCTTATCATCAAGTAGCAAAGGTGGAGTATGTGGCTGGTATTCTGAAGCAATCTCGCCATCTGGATGACATTGAGGCAAGGGAATGGCTGAAAAGTTCGTGACTTCATCGTCACATAGCTGATAGTCAGTGGCCTAAAAAGACGTTTGGGTCGTGAATTAGTTTTCAAACATCTATGTTTGGTGCCTATATCTAGGAAAAATAGGTTTTGCAAAATAACTATCTACAGGTTATAGCCTATACTAGGCGCATGAATGATGGTATGACCAAGCCATTCCTTTGTACTTGCCAAGATGGGCTGGCTTACATAGTTAAAGGAAGGCCAAAACTTCGCCAAAAAGAGCTTGTAGCAGAATTTATTGCCGCCCATCTAGCAAAACAGATAGGTCTGCCATGTCCTGATTTTTGCATTGTTGATGTTGATTGTGGGTTAATCGAGTTCATGCCTGACTTGCGTGGTGAGCTTTTGCCTGGACCTGCATTTGCTACCCGCTTTATTGAAAATGCATCAATCATAAATATTCAACAAGCAAGGAGTGCTGTAACCATTCAGGAACAAAAGAAAATATTCTTCTTTGACCGCTGGATAAACAACGCAGACAGATCATTGACTGACATTGGTGGTAATGTAAACATAATTTACGATGCATTTAACAATAGGTATTACCTGATTGACCATAATCTGGCGTTCGCGCAGGATACAAGATCTCATGAGTATGATGTCCATGTGTATTCGCCGAATGGAAGACCGTGGGTTTTCGACATGCTCGACGAACCCGAACTGATGGATCTTGCAAATGATGCTATTAGTTCAGTAGAGGAGAAATTTAATCAGCTTCCGGATGAGTGGTTTTCAACCGATGAAGAACGAAGGCTAATGCTGAATGAGATAATGAACTGCCTGAACAGAGTGCACGACAGAGAGTTTTGGAGTAACATCAAATGACCACACCATGCCTGTATAGCATTATTAGATATGCTCCATATGCAGAAACCGAAGAGTTTGCTAATGTCGGTGTGGTTCTTTGTGCCCCGAAATTAGGTCAGTTTTGCTTTAAACTGACCCAAAGCAACAATGCCAGAGTAAAAAACTTTTTTCAGGATGAAATCATTTTCCCTCACGCGAGGGATGCAATTGCAAGAGAGCTAAAATTTGCTCAAGAGCAAAGTTATAAATTCAATTCTCCTGAAAAATTAGCAAATTTTTTCAACTACTTAATTGGCAGGAAAGAGTCAATCATTCATTTTAGCTCTGCAAGAGTTGCAATGTCTGCTTGTCCACAAGACATGATGCACATACTTTTTAATAAGTTTGTACATCATTCAGAAATAACAAAAGAATCTCGTGAGACCATCCTGACGAGAGAGCTTAAGCATCGTTTCTCTCATTATAACGAACTCAGGAACGCCTTTAAAAAGGAAATGCTTGGTGGTGAACTAACGCGGTTTTCTGTACCATTTGTTGCCCGTCACGATGGAGAGATTTTATGTGCTATCAAACCCCTAACATTCACTCAGGACAAGCCTGAGAAAATGTTGGAGCACTGCGACTCTTGGACGGCCAAAATTCTGCGCGCCGCCAGTGAAAAAATTTTATCTGTCTCAAATGTGTTATTTACGATAGATGCACCTCGCCAGCCAAGTGAGCTTGAGGTAAAAGCGATGAGTGAGATTCGTAAGACATTCGATGAGAAAGGTATAAATCACGTAGAGCATCAGGATGAAGCATCAATAGTAAAGTTTGCTAAGCAAGCAATTTAACCCGGCCACCGAGCCGGGTTTTCTTTTCCTCTCGATCGCCCACCTAAAAATACATAATCGATTGTATTTGTTGAAAAATAAATAGATACAACTTGCTAAACAGTGCAACCCTGATCCCTGCCCTATCACCTTCACCCTCAACATTTACAAAAATAAAATACCTTATATATCAAAACCATATCTCGAGAAAACGAATGAACAATAAAATTTCGTACTTATGGTTATTGATTATATCGAACCAATAGTTCATTATTATCACCATCAGCAGGACGCTGGAAGCCAAACGGAACAGACTGGCAGGCTCTTTAAACAACGTCGAACTCTCGACTACGTGGCTGAAAAGCCAGATCACCCAACCACATGAGCTGTGGGATGCAATGCCGAAGCAACCGTCTCAGGAGGAGCTTCGAGATTGCATCACCAAAGTTTATTCGGGAGGAATCTATGTCCAGAAAAACAGAATTTAAAGGCACCGCAGCTTCTCGCCGTAGAGCTCGTCGCGCAAACCTGCAAAGTCAGGAGGCGATTAGCTCCGACAAGCTACACAGGCCAACCACCTCACGAGTGGTCTTGCAATGCAAGCGCAAACCAGCAATGAGAGCAGAAGTTATAACTCTGACAACGTTGATCAGAAAATATGAAGGTTCAACTTGTCTTCCAAACGTAGCTCTTTACGCGGCAGGCTACCGGAAATCAAAACAACTGACGGCGAGATGACGATCCCCGCCGTCGGTGATGCTGCCAACTTACTGATTTAGTGTATGATGGTGTTTTTGAGGTGCTCCAGTGGCTTCTGTTTCTATCAGCT